GGGTGGGGGCCCCCTTCTAAATAAATATATTCAGCTACAGTGGGCACTCCATATCCATCGGTCGAAGTCGAGGTGGTTGATGCGTCCTCTGCTGATATAATTACATACCCGTTGGTACGCGGATACAAATTATTGTAAAGATAGAGATCAATATAAGTGGAGTCGTTTTCCCACTCAAGACGCTCTTTTAGAGAACCATCATACGGATAAGCATCGACGATTCTTTCTAGTGATTGCACATAATAATCAGTAGCAAGACCATACCGAGCAAAAGTAGAGGGGTCTTCGAAATTCACATTGGGTATGAATCTGCTTTCCTCAATTATATCTTGCTCGTGATAAGCAACCGACTCGACTTCATTGCCGATATCAGCTGCGGATTTATTTGCTAACGAGCTAGCTTTTGTAGCCTTATCAAATAAAGTTTTAAAACTCATAATCTAATCATCAATCAACTCTAAACTTAAACGCTTGGGGTTGCTCCTGCCATGTGCCGATACTATCATTATAGTAGGCTAATTTTATTTCATACATGTAATCAGACTCTAAAAGCGACATGTCTAGGTCGAAATAATTTCCTTGTTTATCATAGGACATATAAGTGCTTAGATCCGAACCAGTTCCATACGGAACCGCAACATAATTATCTATTACGCGTGTAATAGAGTAAGAAGCACTTTCGATAACCTCTGTCGGATTGTTCGTTGTGGCCTTCACATAAAGGGTGGGACTCCAATCTTTGCTGCGCACAAAGAAGCGGAAACGAGCAGTTTCATTGGAAACGTAAGATTTCTTAAGGTTTCTGCATGATGTAACCCGGTTAAACGTGGGCGCAGAATCATACGTGGGCATTAGCTCGGGGTAGATCGATCCAGTAAAATATTCAACTCCGCCGCTATGCCAAACATCGTGAATCGCATTAAGCCGGATTGTGCTATCTGCGGCGCCCGTTATCGCCACGGAACAAGAGTAGATGCCCGCGCTTACATAACTTGCAGTTACGTTAAGATCTCCATCAGTAGAGACATCCCCACCAAAAGAGAGGGCGATTTTAGATCCACTAGGAGTCCCAACAGAGCTGGAGTAGAATGACACCAACATGGTGTTATTGGCGCCAATTGGAGGCACATTAACGAGGCGCCCACGAACATAGTTATACAGATAGAGGCTGTTTAGATTGTCGTCGGACGGAGCCACGGAACTGGAATAAAAGAAGTTTTCCCTGTCATCGACCACCCGCGAATCCCACCTTGCTTCGATATAGGGCTTTTTAAAGAAAAATTCCGTGGATCGTGAAAAGAATTTCTTGGTATAATACGATTGATCGGCCCCTTGAGGATTAAAAATTAGGCTTCCGTTATCCGTTCCTGCTGAGTTTGAGTAGTACGCTTCTTGGCTGGCGGTGAGACGAATGCCAAAGCCGTAATTATTGGCAAAAGCCGGATCGGCAGCGACGACCCATTGTTCCACCACATCACTCACATCTAGTTCTAGATCCTCATATCCCTGCGGAAACGAAACATTATAATTAGAGCCCGTCCGATAGTCTCCCCCTACAGATATCCAAGGCTGGCCTGTGCTGGATGATATCCAGTTTGATGGGCCTAGATCTTGATATTCATCCATATCAAGTCCTGTGCCTTCCGTCCAAGAGCGGGAAACTGGTGCTACCACAAGATTAAAGTCTTGAGGTAATGTAAAGGGCGTTCGAGCATTGGACATTTTTAGATAAAAGGAAACACTTCCAGAAGCGGGGATGGTTCCGGCTAGCCGATCTGTAGTGATGCTGGCTATTGGAAATTGAATGAGAATTCTGGACAGTTCTTGAGACTGCCCATCTGCTGAGCTAGATAGTTGGCCATAAATTGAGAAAACCTCTAAGGAGTCTGCATAGCCCATATTAGAGCCGGTGCCCCTATCTACCAGGCCGGCTTCGAATGCATTAGTGATGGTCGTATCGGCACTCGCCGTATATCTTAAAATTGCCATTTACTTAATCGATCCCCTAATATCCATACTGGGATATTTTAATTCAAAAATGATATCTTTTTCTGCCAAAATTTGGCGACTGTCGGCAGTAAGTGCCACCTGAAAATTATAATTCGACTCGGAGTAGAGGCCTCCGGACCTTAATTTTATCTCTACTGCGGTCGCATCGACCACACCAGGAACCTTGTTCAACTCATTGTAAATATCGGATATCACGATCGGCTCTCCAATATCGTGCTTATCGGTGAACCTCTTCGCCAGCCGAGCATTACACAAATTAATAGTATTATAACGATTGGCAGACATATCTATCATAACCTCATATTCAATCGCAAAGTTAACAATTTGTGCATCTAAAATATCAACTGTATCACTTATCATCTTATAGTGTGTGATCCAATTCTTTAAATTGGTTTTAAGGGTATTGTTAGCCGTTATTAGTTTGCCAGTACTGTTCTCAGACATTACATACACATTAACGTTACGCTTAAATTCATCCGCATCTTTGGCGACAGCGACCCTCTTAACCATTCCAAATTTTGGAGGCATCCCATAGCAAAGGGCTTGATAGTCCATAGCAGTCACTGCGCGGTTTTGAGTAGCAAAATAACTAAACGCGCGGTGGCGGATTTCTTCAGTGGAAGGAATAGAAACGCTTCCCACAAAGGGCGCGTCGTTGGTAACTTCTAGGGAACTTATAACGGCTTGCCGCGCAGAGACCGACAAGGAGCCCTGATCAGTAAACTTAAACAGGGGTGTTTCAACTTTGTTGATAGTGTCGGAGGCTGCATTAACATCGGAAGATGTATTAAATCTATAATTAACAGTTAAGGTTGTATTGGACGGGGCAATCCCAAACTTATCAGTGCTGATAAGTTTCGTAGGATCGAAGTCGATCTCGGTCACATAATCCCGGCCGTTAAGGTCTAAAACCAAATTCGACGGGTCGACCACTGGATTTGTTAGTTCATTGCTATCAGAACCGTACCCAAACTGCAAAAACGTTCGGGCTCCGATTGTCTCTAAGGTATACCGTCGCGCAACTGGAACTGCTTTGAGCAAGTTTGGCACAGTCTCACGAGTGTCGGTTGTGTTCGAGATCGACTTATAAATAACATTTTGAGAAAGATTATCCACTTCAAAGTATTCATTGCCAGAAGAATCAAAAACTCCCAGCACATTGCTTACGTTAGCGATACCGAGCTGAAGCCTCCTGAACCTTACAAAATCCCCCACCGAAAAGCTCTGTGTGGTGCCGCGGCCAGACACCGCGGTGCCGGTGGCTCGAATAACATAACTCAGCGGATTGCCAGTCGTAGGGTCGGCAGTTCCCACAACAACTTGATTATTTTGGTGGGAAAAATCTACATCCTCTAGCAATGTATAGTAGCCTCCTCCTGTTGAAGAAAAAGTCGAATTGGCCCGTAAAACAGGGGACAAGGTTGTGTCTGGGCCTAAACCAATTGTGGATGCGGGCACCTCAACATAAAAGCTTAGCTTTCCGTAAGCGGCAGGGCTCGTGGGGACCCTATACCCCAATTGCCGCGCGAGGCGGCGAACATTATTGTACTCTACAGCACTATCTAAAAACCCTTCATTTACTTGATAATCCAGATAAAAGGACAGAATGTCTCCAACATAAGACACCGTATCCAGCATCAGCGACCCAAATGAGGCTCTATTAAAGTCTTTATAGGTGTCTGGGTAATACCTTTTAGCAAAGTTTTCGAGATCTCGGCGAATAGACTCAAAATCGCGGCTGGTATATTTGATCGGTAAGTTTTTGTTAGACATATATTAAAGGTTCCTAGTTTTAATTAGTTGGTGCTGTTACTGTATAACCTCAATGTTTAGCACTTGATTTTGCTGTAGGGGTACAATTTGAAACGCTATGGATATTTGTAGTCGATGCGGATAAAAAGCCGCTGAGGCCTGGTTCGCGTCAAACTCAATACGAAAGATGCTTATATATGGTAAATAATTCTGGACCTGCTGTCTTATCCTTTCGTCTATTTTGACATATGTCGCGGTTTCATTGGGTTCGAACAAATATCTTCGTAAGCCTACCCCGAAATTAATATCCATCATGCGTTCACCAGGGGCGGTGAGGACTAGCATCTTAAGATTTTGTCTCGCCAAAGTTGAAAAATTAGTTATTAAGCCATAGGCTCCAAAAGTATTATTGATTTCTAAAGGCAACTGGGGGGCTATACCTGATGACATTTATACTACCTCCAAGTAATTAGAATTATCTATTGTTTTTTGGCTTCTAAAGATTATTCTATTCCGTATAGACGGTGTCCAGGTCGGTGGTGCCCTCAGGGCATGAGCTATCCTCGGGATCTGTCGCGCTTTCTATTTCCTCTTCGCCGGTATCGTTGGCTTCATCATCAGCTAGTGACTCAAGCCACCGTATGAGCAGATAAACAAGG